CTCCACCTCGCTCATGCTCCGGCCGGTCGGGAAGCCCCGCCCGATGCCGGGAATGGCCACGTTTCGCGCGGCCGCGTTGAAGCGCTCAAGCTCGGTGATAGCCTGATCCACCCCCGTCTTGACCGACGCCGCGAAAGCCGCGCCGGGCCCCTTGGCTGCCGCTTCGGCCTGCTGGAAGTTGGTTTTTACCTCTTCCGTCTTAGCAACCGCGTCATCGAGCGCATTCAGCGGCATATCGCGAAAGCTGTTTTGCCGCATTGGCGGAACCGGGAGGCCAGACAATGGCCCGGTCTGGCCCATGCGCGCGCGGTTGCGCTGCGCCTCAAACGAATCGTATCGCCATTGGTCCACGAGAGTTGGATCAATGTAGACCGGGGCCGATCCAGCGCCTGTGCGCCTCAAGGCATCCCACTCATCCGCGTTTGGCATGACCGATTGTTGCCACCCCGCAAGATTTCGGCGAAGGGTCGCAAGCTTCTGGTCGCGCTCCGCGCTCTGCGGCATGGATTCGAGCTTGCGGATGGCATCCTGGTTGACCCGAATATGCCGGTCGGCGTGCTGGCGCGTCAAGGCCAACCGCCCCGGCATATCGGCCAAGGTCTTCTCATCGGCCTCGCGCTGCAATTCCTGTTGGCGCTTCTCGAGGTCGCGGCCAACCGCATCCTTGAAGTCTTTCGCTCCAGCGACGATCGCGCCGACAATGCCCCCATCTTTCGCCGCTGCCCGCATGCGCTCCATCGTGACCGCGATCGATTGAAGGTTTTCCGCAGCGTTGCCCAAGCCGGGCGCAACAAGCTCGGAGATCAATCCGCCGGCGGATTGCCGCGCGCGGTCCGCTGATTCCGCAAAACGATCAAGGGTCGCCTGCGTGTCGCTTGTGATCTTCTTCAGGTTCTCGGCAACAGCGCCCTGGCTGTTGTTGATCTTCTCGATCAGTTCGGGCATTTGCCCCATGCCGACGAGGAGCGCACGCATGCCACGTGCGAATTCCATGTCGGAGAACAACTGCGGGATCTTCGATAGATCACCTTTCAGGGCTTTGTTGGTCAACCGCGCAAAGGTCTCGATCAGGTTCTCGCCATTCTTGCGGGCGAGTGCCATCTCCTTCCGAAGATCGACGCCCATTTTCTTGAACCTGTTGGCCGTTTCCTCGCTTTCCATTTTCTGGAAGATGTTGCTGGCGCTTGCTGCAGCCTCTTCGGCTGTGCCGGTGCCCTGCCGGATGACCTGCAGCATCGCCACCATATAGGCGAGGCCCTTCTTGCCCTCGATACCGACAGCTTTCGCAGCCGGGGCCATGCTCGGCAGATAACGGGACATGTCCTTCAATTCGAACCGACCCAACTCGCCGCCACGCACGATGATGTCTTGCGCGGTCTGGAGATCCTTGATCTGAATACCAAGGTGCCGAACGATGGCCTGCGAGGTGTTGGCGATGTCCCTTGTGGTTGAGCCGGAGGCTTGCGCCGTGCGCACGATCGACGGAAGCATTTCCATCGAGCGCTGGAAGTTCTCGCCGGAAGCCGTAAGGGCGTCCATGCCTTCCTTCAGGGTGTTGATCGGCATGGCCGCATCGAAGGCCAACCGCCGCATTTCGGAAAGGCCCTTGGCGATTTCCTGCGGGGAGGCATTGTCGCCGGTAATACCGATGCGCGTCATTTCGCGGTCGAGGGCGGCGAAATCCCGCACCGCGCGGCGCATCTGCTCCATGCCCTGATACGCAACAAAACCCGCCGCCGCCGCCTTCATGGCGTTGCCGATCCCCGCGAGCCGATCTTCCATCGCGCGATGCCGCGAGAGTTGATCCGCGTGCTGGCGAAACCGCTTCAAATCGCTGATGGCCGAATTGATCCCCGGCCGCAGGGCGTTCTGCGCGGTGATCTTCGCCTCGGCGCGAACAACGGTTGCCATGGGTTACCCCGTCAGGATGGTGAGCCAGCGCATTGCCTGCGGCACGCTCATGCGTTCGATCTCGGAGGGCGGCAGGCCCATCCGCACCAGCGCGCGGATCAACCCTTCAACGTGATCCGCGCGCTCCGAAAAAAACCGAGGATCGCTTCCTCGATCGCAATCGCCAGCGGCATGTTCGTGGCGCGGGAAATGAAGTCCCAATCATGCCCGGTGATCAGGATGCGGCAATATTCCTCCACGAGCGCGCGGTTGACGATCGGCATGGAGGCCTTCTCGTCCACCACCCAGGTGAGGGGGTCGCCAAGGCGCATCTGCTCGCCAATGCTCGGGCGGCGGATGACGAGGGTTTTTTTCTGCTCCGCGCCGTCGAGAATGGCCTCGGAGAAGCTGAGCCGGATGGCGCCATCCGGCAATTCCTCGCGCGTGAGGGATGGCTCAGACATTGGTCACCAGCCGCCCTTCCGCCCGGATCATCAGGCCGGAAAGCTCGCCCGTCACCTTGTCAACGGAAGGCTCGCCCACGAAAACCGCGCGGGAAAAGATCGTGGCGCTTTTCTCGGCATCCGCGAGCAGCGATACATCCTGCGGCGCGGCGCGGATCAGCGCTTCCGCATCGACCGGAACGCCCGACTCGTCGCGCGCCGCGAGCGATACCGAGAATTCGTAAGCGCGCGCGGTGAAGCTGCGGTCAATCGAACCATCGTGGTTCACGATGGCCTCGGCGCTGACGCCCGAGATGATCTCGGTCACGGAGCCGCGGACCTTGATATTGCGGCCATCCGACAGCCGCACCTTGAGCAGGCCATAATCAGCCATGGTTCATTCCTCTTGCAAAAGTGCGAAGAGCCCGCGCCTTTTTCGCGCGGGCCGGTTGATCAGGCCGTCACGACCGGAAGGTCGCGTTGGCGGCGAGGATGTCGAGCGGGTTCACCACATCCATGGCGTTGAGCGCGATGTTGACCCGGCTGCGCGTGACCGCATCCCGCTCCACCACCAGCGCCGCGGCGAAGGCGCCGCGGTTTTCCATCAGCCCGCGATCGACCAGATCGCCGTAAAGCGCGATGAGGTCGGATTTGATATCCGCCGGGGTGGAAATGGTCGGCACATTGCCGGGGTTCTGGTCCGCAACCGCCTTGTTCGCATGCCGGTAGGAAAGCCCGGCGCGCAGATAGATCAGCGAATGCATCGCCACCGCAATCGTCTGGATGTCGCGGAAGGTCGAATCGGGCTGGCCGGCCGCGTTGTTGCGGCGCGTGGTGATGAGCTTGTCGATCACCACCTCGCCCGCGCCGTTCACCGCCCAGGTCGAGATGCCCGAGCCGAGCAGCGCGTTCCGCGTGGCGTAATTGGTCGGCCAGGTGGTGCGATCACGCGGCGGGCGAACGCCTTCGGCGACAAGGTCGCTCTGGTTGCGCGCGGCGTTGCCATTGGTCGAATCCGACAGCCAGGGCAGGATGCGCCCGACCATGCCGCCCAGCCATTCCCACGAGGGCGAGGGCGAGGCGAAGCGGCCGAGCACGGTCACATGGTCGTCGTTCAGCGAAAGGCCGAGCGTCGTCAGGTTGCCGGTCGTATCGGTGCGCACCGTGAAATAATGGCCGTAGAGCTGCTGGTTATACGCCCAGCGGCCCGAGACATCCGACAGGGCCGCGCGGGCCGACGTGATCGACGCATCATCGCCGAAGGGCGAGAGAATCCAGTGAAACGGCAGATCGCCCATGGCGCCCAGCGCGGCGCTGATATTCGCGGTGCCGGCCGCCGTGGCGGTTTGCGCAACGGTGACATTGGTCGTGCTGAAGAGATTGCCGGGGATCGAGCCATCCGCGATGATTTCGATTTCGTTCATGGTCGTGCCGCCATGGCGCGCGGTCAGCGTCACGATATTCGTCGCGGCGGTGGCGGTGACCGGCAGATATTCGAGCGTGACCGGATCGACAAAGGCATTGACGGCCGCTGCGAGGTTGGTGGCGGTGGTGGCGGCGGTCTCGCCTGCGGCAACCGCGATGGTCACGCGGCGACCGGCGATCTCGAGAATCGCGGTGCCGCCGCCGGCAGCCAGAGCGCCGATGGTCGCGGTCCATGCCGGGGCGGTGCCCGTGGCCGGAACGGCAACCATGTAGATCGTCGCGGCAGGGGCGGCGCGGCGCGCCTTGCGGAAAAGCTCGTAAAGCTGGGAGCCGTTGCCCGCAAGCTGGCCGGCCTCCTGCACCGTGGTGCAGAGGCGGGGGGAATCGTTCGGAATCGTGCCGGCGGATGATTTGTGACCCATCACCAGCGTCCAGGACACACTGTCGAACTGGCCGGCGCTGTTGCGCTCGAAGAACCGGCCCGGAGCAATCAGACCGGCGCCGGGAATGAAATTGAAAAGAACAGCCATCGGTCACTCCTTCGCGACGATTTTATGTTGCGGGCCGGCGGTTTTGGGTTCGGCGGTCAGAGGGGCGGGCACCAGCGTTCCATCGGCCAGGCAATGGCGCCAGAACGGGTGAGCGGGGTCGATATCGACCACTTCATCGCCGGTCAGGAAGCGGCCCGGAACACCCGGCCAGGGCAGCGTGTTTTGCGGGTTCGAAAGCATCACTTTCATGGCAGGGTCACCGAGGCTTGCAGGTCGCCGCCTTCGCCATTGGCGGAAGCGGGAGGGGCTGGGGAACCGGCAGCGCGGGCAAGCGATGCCGCGATGCGGAAGGTTTTGAGGTCTGTAAAGCCGGCAGGGTCGGCCATGGCGGCCACGAGGCGCAGACAGGTATCCAACCCGGCCGAATGCGCCGGGAGCCGCTCTGCCACCTCGCGCAAGGGCGAAGGCAGGCGCGCAAGCCCTGTTTGCCCGACCGGCAGCGCGGCCTGCTGGCGGATGGCGCAATCATATTCGACGCGGCGGGCCGTGACGCGGACCCCGAGATCGGGGTCGCGCTGCGGCTCGGATACGGACTTCGAGAGCCCGATCAGCACATGATGCAACAGGCCATCCATGCGCGCCCATTCGATGCGCTGATGGATCTGCGCTTCGAGCAGGTCGAGCATGGCCTCGGCATCCGCATCCGATTGCGGCGCATAGGCGAGCGGATTGCCATCGTCGTCAGTGGTGACCACCGGCATGGCAAGTTCGATGCCGAGCGTGCAGAAATCCTGCGAATCCCTGGCCAGATCATCCTGGTCCCCGCCCCGCGCGCGGCGCTCGCCGCCATCGATGTAGATCGCGACGTAACAGCGGCGGGTTCCATCCCATCCGTCGAAGATGCGATCAAGCGCGGTATCGATCACCCGGCCCTCGGCGAGGGTGGGCCAGTTGCCGCCTTCGGCATGAAGCTGGTGCGGCGCCAGGGCCTCGATGACCGCGAGGCGCAGGGCGGTTCGGTTCAGGGCCATGGCTTCAGCTTCTCAGCGAATAGGCGAAAGTGACGCCGGGCGCGGTGCCCGAAAGGGTTTCGCCAAGCTCATAGGTGCGATCCGGCCGATCGGCGAAGATCAGCCAGTCACCCTTGCGGGGCGCGTTTTCCATGCCTTCCGGGAAGGTGACGAGCGAACGCATCGAGGTGGGTGCGCCGCGCATCATGCCGGGGTTCCGGCCCACGCCGTTATCGGACACGCTCAGGCGCTCGGGCGATTCCGAGCGGATGACGCGGCATTCGATTTCGGCGCGGGTCGGGTCGATCTCGCGCGCGGCGTTCGGCCCCTTGCCCGGCGCGAGCCAGCGCGGAACAAGCCGCGCCGGCTGGCCGTGAACCCCATGGATGACGCTTGCAGCGATCGCGCAGAGGTTCTGGAAGGGCGAGGCCGTCATTTCTTCAACCTCCGGGCGCGTGGCCGAGCAGGATGGCGCGAAGTTCCTTGGCGATGTTTGGCGCGAGGCGACTGGCGGCCTCGGCGCTCCAAATGCTTTTCGGGCCAGATTCAGCCATGGCTTCCGCCAGACCCGGCCCGCGAGGGGCGCCGAGCAGTTGCGTTCGCCCGCCCCATTTCTGCCTGTGCGGCTTGTGAGACTTGCCGCCCCAGCCGCGCGCCTCCATGGCAATGCCGAATTTATTGGCAAATCCGCCGCGCCGACCGGTTCTGAAGCTGGCACCGTGCATGAATGCCTTGGGCACGATAACCCTGCTGCCCAGCCAGAAGACCGAAAGCCCTTTTGGTGTCTCTTTCGGTTGATAATAGATCAGATTAAGCCCCTTCCCGAACCCGGCCAGGGAATATTCAAGCTTCGCCGGAAAGGCGCGGCGTTTCGATATGCGCCGCTTGATCGCCTTGAGAACCGAGACTTGCGCAAGCGGGTGCTTTCTGATTCCAAGAACCTTGCGAACCTCACGAAGATACTTGTTCGCGGTCGGCTCGCCCGTGCGGTTCAGCGCGCGGGCAATGCCGATATTGGCGGCAGGCCCCGCAGCGCGGATCAGTGTTTCAAGGCCCTTGACATCGGTTTTTATTGCAACATTCAGAGCCTGCATCAGCGCACCTTCGCAAGAATGGCGGCGACCTTCGCGCCGATCTGGGCAGGCGACGGGGCCGGCAGGGAAGAGAGCGAGGCAGCGGCGGAGCGGGCCACCGCGCCCGAATGCGTGAGAGCCGCGCGCACCTGCCCGCGCGCCAGCGCGCGCCCGGCCTCGGAGAGGT